AAAATAATATAGGCTATGAATTACGAAATAAGATATTTTAATTCAGACGAAAACTCGTTTAGAGCCATAGAAAACGATGGACGAAAGTTTCTCGAAGGATATGCAAGCGTTTACAATGTAAGAAGTAAACTTATATTTGAAAACGGCGAACTCTTTTATGAAGAGATTGTCCCCGGAGCGTTTAGAGACGTACTGCAAAAAGAGGGGTTGGACGTTATTTTTACCTTTAACCATGATAGAAATAAGGTACTCGCCCGAACAAAATCAGGTACGTTAAAAGTTTCAGAGGATGATAAAGGCTTATTTTTCAGGGCGGACGTCGATACGGAAATAAGCGACTCCAAAGACTTATGGCTTCGCGTGAAAAGAGGTGATATATTTGAAAATTCTTTTGCATTCGCGGTATCCGAAAAAGACTATACCTGGGAACGGGGTGGTGAAGACGGCGTACCAGTTCGTAAGATAAGTCGAATTACGGACCTAAGGGATGTATCTTCGGTATCTTTTGCAGCTTACCCTCAGACTTCGGTAAGTGCGAGAGAACTTGAGGAAATTAAAAAGGACCCTGCAGATATAAACCCACAGGATATTTTACCCGAGAGGGATAATAAGGATTTTGAGAAATTAAAACTCAGAATAAAAATAATCGAACTTAAAAATAAATTTTAGTATGAAAAAGTTAAACGAACTTAAATCGAAAAAGGCAAAACTCATGGATGAACTCCGCAAGATTAACGTGGACGAAATTACACCTGAGATAAGCCAGAGGGTGGACTCTATTGAGACCGAATTACAGACCCTTAATGAGGATATAAAGGTACTTCTTACAATCGAAAAAGCTAATATGGCTGAGGTTGAAGATACCGAAGAAGTTGAAGCAGGAGACGAAGGAAGGTCAGACCTTTTAAGTAATTTGCAGAATTTCTTCAGAACCGGTCAGGTATCCAAAGAATACAGAGGTGCTCTTGGTGGTTTCTTACTTCCTTTTGAAAGTATAAGAACCGACCTTACACTTACCCAGCTTGGCGCAGATAATAAAAACAAAACGGTCGCTGACGAACTTAGTATAGCAAAGTCCCCAGCAGAAAGCCTTTTGGAAAAAATCGGGATTACCAAGTATACAGGCCTTAACGGGGATTTCGTAATTCCTAATATGCCTCAGGTTAGTGCAGGTTTTGTCGCAGAGACAGTGGCAGTTCCTGACGCATCCGCAGACCCATCCAACCTTAAACTTTCCGCAAGGAGACTTGGTGCTTTTAACGTAATTACGAAAGAAGTACTTTATAATTCTAACCCTGCAATATGGAACGGAATTATACAGGATATTAAGGACGCATGGTATCGTGCTCAGGTGGCCGATTTATTTGACCAAATACAGGCCGATGCAGTTGATGCAAGTACAACCATAGCAGGAAGTACCCTCGCGTATCAGGACGTCGTTGGTTTACAGGCGAACGTCGCTTATGACCTAACAAAACCGGTTTATGTTGCAACTCCAGCAGTCGCTTCTTTCCTTAAGAGGACAGCAACGATTTCTTCAGTTTCAGGACCAGTTTGGGAAGGACCAATATTTGACGGTACAGTTGATGGAATACCAGCACTTTCCACATCCCTTGCAAATGCAGACCACCTTTTATATTTTGACGGTGCAGCCGCAGTAATAGGAGAATGGGGACCAGGTTTGGAGCTTTTAGTTAACCCTTACGAATATGACGAGGAAGGTAAAGTAAAAATTACTATTTCAGGTCTTACTGATACGGGCTTTAAGAACTATCGCTTCGCATCATGGATAGCAGACGTTTCTATTTAATTAGGATAATTAACGGGACAGGGCTTAAAACCCTGTCCCTTATTTAAAATAAGGGGAAGAAATGCAAGAAAGACCCGTTAAAACCAAAATTAATTATCCTGTTTCGCTTGATGAGGCAAAGAGGCACTTACGAATTGATGACAGTTGGGATAAGGACGACGATTATATTCGTAATTTGATTTATGCGGCCACTGAAATTTGCGAACAATATATCGGGAAGGATATATCTGGAACAACAAATACCCTTAAGATTTGGGATTATGTTGGTCAGTATGTTTATCTTGATGAGGGTAATTGGAATACGATTACTTCGGTACTTAAAGACGACGGAAGTACACAAATATCCGTGGTTGAGGAAAAGGTCTTTTATAACGGCGTGGAACTTAAACTCTCAGGTACAACGAACGAGGACCCTTTATATGTAAATTACAAAACAGGTTTTACCCCCGGAAAGGTACCCTACCAAATTAAAACAGCGGTACTTATAAAAATTGGGGACTTATACGACGTTGAAAGGCAAAGTTATTCCGCGGAAAAGGAGAATTATGCTTTCCAAAGGTTATTGGACCCTTTTAAAATTGTAATTTAATAACATGAAAACAAGCACGCTTAATAAGAATATAATTATTGAGAAGGAAGGTACAACCAAAAATGCGGTTGGTACGCCTATTGAAACGTATGCTTTCTTAAAAGAGAGTTATGCGGGCGTATGGCTTCGTGCGGGTGCGACAGAATATACGGACGGTGCTTTACCTTATTCCAACGTTGAATTTATAATTCGATACGACGAGAGGGTAAATTATAAGTGCAGGATATTATATGAAAACCAATACTATAAAATTAACCACATCTATGTCGTTAACCGAAAGGATTGGATGAGAATACAAGCCGTGGTTTGGGAAAATGAATAACTTCGAATATAAAATAGAAGGTACAAAAGAGATTTTGGAAGCCTTGGACGTTTTAAACCAAAAGGAAACGACTAACCTTATTAAAAGCGTTAATCGTAAAGCGTTGAATATTAACGTTATAAAGCCTCTTAAATCTGCTTTACCCTATAGTGCGGCAACAAAAAAAGCGATAAGAATACTTTCCGATAGAGGCGAATATAAAGATACGGGTTTATGGGCAGGTGCGACCACAGACAGTTTTTGGTTGAGATTTTTGGAAAAGGGAACAAAATTACGTACGTCCGATACAGGTGCTAATCGTGGTAAAATAACCCCGAGACCTATAATTACAAGGACGATAGACAGTAATACCGATGGTATAATAGATTTTTTTAATAAGGATTTTGGGGATACCCTTGCAGATATTATGCAAAAGAAACTTAAAAGAATAACCAAATAGGATGTCTTACGGAAGGGATTTATATAATTTAATGACGTCAGATACGTCTCTTAACGTATACTTTGACGGCGGGATTTATTTTGAAAACCTTCCCGATAATTTCGATTTAACAAAATCATGGATGGTATATTCTTTCAGAAAGTCCTCACAAAATAACTGTCTTAATGCGAAAAACGCTTATACAACTTATCAGATAGAGGCAAAGGTCGTTTCGCCCGATACAGATACTTCGGAAACGATAAGTGATAGATTAATTGAATACTTGAATGGTAATTATGAAGGTGGTATCGTCGATATTTGGTTTACCGCGGATACACACACTCTTGACCTTGAAAAAGGCGTATACATGAACTCTTTAACTTTTGAAAGTTTTTATGTTTCTTAAATATATAATTAGATAATTAAAATAAAATGATATTATGGCAACCCCTTTATTTAGTAAGCAAATTTTAATTCAGTTTGACGGATCCACACTTGGATGTGCTACGGACTTTTCGTTATCGGTAAATAAGGATTTTATCGAAATAGCCTGTTTGAACGCAACTGGAGGAGCAAAACAAAACGTACCTGACCTTTATGGTTGGAGCGTTTCTTTTTCAGGATTGGTTATGCAGGAAAAAACGATAACCTCTGGAAAGTCTTTTTATGAATTAATGGATAATATTCTTGGTACAGACGTTTCGCTTGGAGTTTATATCGTACCGGACGTTTCCGCTAATAGTTATTACGGTGGTACAGGTTATCTTTCTTCTGTTTCCATGGACGGTGGAGTCGGAAGCGCCGTAACTTATTCGGGAGAAATAGTTGGGACTGGAGCACTTGAAAACAAAACAACAGCTTAATTATAATTCGGGGGGAAGTAAATCTTTTCCCCTTTTTATAAATACTAAGATATATTTATAAAAAATTAAGCTTTATGGTTGAGTTTATAGAGTACAAAAAGAAGAAGTATCCAATAAGGATTTCGTACTATGTTTTACTCATGGCTCAGAAAGAGGCAGGAGTGGACATCGACGAACTCGAAAAGAATTTTGAAGCACAGCAGTTAATATTATGGTACGCTCTTAAAGCGGGCCACAAATTAGCCGACCAGGAATTAACTTTAGATAAGGAAGAAATGGTATGGGTTTTGGACGCCTGTTATCTTGACTTCCAAAAAGCGATGTATGGTTTTGCAAAGTCGCTTATTGATATACAGCAGGAGGCCTTTTCGCAACAGGAAAAAAAAGGGGAAGTTAAAAAAAAATAGAGACGATAGAGGAAGTCTTCGTCGTCGCCGCCTC